TCATAAAAGATGCAAATTAGGGTGATTGGTTTGTTGTTGTGATAATTCTAGTTTACCGCCCCATTCTCGAACTTCTGACAAAGATAATCCAGTTTCTTGTGATACAGCATCGATACTATTGCCACGAGTAGCTTCTGAGAACTTAATCGCACTTTTCATATATGACGGTTTTTCTAACGGAATTTCATCATCAAGCGGCTCCTTGATCCGCCATCCATTACGATAAATAGTCTGTCTTAAAAACAAGGCTTGTGAGTCAGGTATTAATCCCAACTCATTTCCACGGTAAATAAGTGCTTGAATTGCAACTTTCCAGTGCTTTTTTAATTCAATCAAATAGCTCATGTTTGTTCTCATCATATCAAGTGCAATTCCATAATCTGGCATCAAAAGAGAACCAGCAAAATGATTGGCTTCGCTTTCAATCGTTCTATGATTACTCTTATTACGAACAACACTTTTTGGATAAAATGAATGCAACAGAATGTGCCCCAATTCATGTGCTAAATTAAACCTAAGCCGAACACTTGAAAGCCTGCGGGCATTTAATACAATATACGGTCTAGCTTTAATATCCCCAGTGACAGCATCAATCTTCTCACTGTCAAGATCCTCAAGTTTTACCCTTATACCCATTCTTTCAACAAGTAATGTCATGTTAGAAATTGGACCATCTCCAAGTGAAAACTGATTTCTCACTTTATTAGCAACATTATCAATATCATCATATGATAAGATTTCAAACTCCTCAGATGTATGAGCATAATCCGGCATCTTAAAATTAGGAAGATCTAATTCCTTACTAAGAAGATAATCAACCATTGCAAATCTTCTTGCTTTAGCCTGAGCCTGAATTACCTTTTTTTTGGGTAATACTGCTGCTTTTCTAAAGAAAACGGCCCCCGTGAAATCCGGAACTTCCATGCTAGTCAAGAAAAAATTATGGTTAACTCCAAAGTGATTCGATAATTTTATTAAACTTTTAAAGTTGGGTGTTAAATTTCCCTTCTCCCATTTAGAAATTGTCGTGGTACTATATCCAATTTCATTTGAAAGCTGCATTAAACTTTCGCCTGTTAAATCGCGCAAAAATCTGAGTTTGTTCTGCGAAAAGCGTCCTGATTCAACTAGCGCCATATAACTTCATCCTTTTGTTTTAAATTCTTTATATTGATTAAACTCATCGGGACCAAACTCTGACATTTGCTTCGCGGTGGTCTGAATATCAGCTTCTTCACCCTTGCTCAATAATTGTATATTGTTCTGCAAGCTAAGTCTAGCTTCCCATTTTCCATCAGCATTGGGTTTTCCTAAAACAGTGAATGCAGGGATTTCAGTCTGATATCCATGATTTAGTTCCATGTATATTGCTCCAGTTGACCTTTCTTCATCATCAAAAAGGATCAATTTACTTTCACATTGATCGAAAAGATTACTTCTGAATTTAGCATTACGACTAGCGTGTTTATCGGTCGGTGTTTGATTTACAGTGAGAATCACTTTTTTATCACCAGTACTTACTAATTCCAAAAATTTATTCTTATTTTGCTCGACTGTACCAATTTTGTATGTAAAAGGTATTACACCGTGATCACATGCACGTCTGAGTGCGAATTCAACTGCCATATTTTTTAATTCTGGATATAATTTTTGAGCTCTATCAATCTGAATCCATTCGGGTGCGTTAGTCGAAACATACTTTTTTTCTGCTTCATATCCGGCTTTCACAATTCCAGAAATCAATCGTTGTTCAGTTGCCGTTAACAGCGTTTGAACTAATTTCTGAGGTGCTATATTTGATAATGAAAAATGTGGCTTTTGTTCCATTTGTCCAAGCCTCCATGTCTTTTTTCTCATATTACATCTTTCGTTGGTTTTTGTAAACCTATAAAGAAAAAAGCCCACCCCGAATTAACGAGGTGGGCTTCTGACATACTTTATTTAACTTCTTTAATCAAGTCTACATAATCCTTGTTGGCCGTTAAATAACCAACCTGCGTTTTGAGTGAGTAGATGTCACCGTCTTTAACTGCGACTCCATAGAAACGACTGCCTTTGGTAAAACGCACATACCGTTTGTTTTTATCGCCTTTTAGCGGTAGCTTGTTATAAGCATGAATCAAATCAGTTTTAACTTCATACAGGCCTTTAGCAGTGTAGTATTCTGGTTTAATCGGTGTGGTTGATTTACCGTTTGACTTCAATAAATTTTTGAAATCATAGCTGGCATCAAGCGACATTCCTTTAAACCGATCGGTGTATTGCCAAATATCCACATGATTAATTCCTGGCTGTGAAGTGCCGTAAGCCGCTACCCATAACTTAGCATACTTGGACAGCTTTGCTTGATTAATCCGGCCTTCCTGAAACCATGAGGAGGAGCCATAAACCATTAAGTTGTGGTAGCCATTGGCATAAAGATACCCCAGAAACTTATTGATGCCGGCAGTACATTTTTGCGGTAAATCTGGGGCTTCCACATCAAGCGCCAGCCAAGTTGTTTTGTCTAACCCCATTTTCTTAACTTTATCTAGGAAATATTGAGCTTCATTAGTGCCATAATGCCAGAAATGATACACACCAACAACGCCATAGGCTTTATAAGCATTGGCAATTTGATTGGCAGCCTTGGGTGAAGTATATTTAACACCTTCACTTAGCTTGACCATTGCACCAGAAACACCGTAAGGCTTTAAACCGTTAAAAAAAGAAAGAGAATCGGATTGGTATGCGGAAGTGTCAACGATAATTGAATATGCCATTATTTATCAACCTCACCTTCCAATTTTGCAATATCACTTGCACCGTCACTTTCTACAGGATCGGTACTATTTGGCTTTGAAGTATCAGCTGTTGAATTATCAGTTGTTGATGGGATAACGGGTTCAGGTTCATCTTTAACAACGTCAGAACTAGGAGTTGTAATGACAGGGGCAACATCTTTACCTGCGTTCTTATAGTCTTGATAAATGCTTTCAATAAGCCCTTTAATTAAACTCGATTTAGCCCATGTGTAACCGTGATCGCTTGCAAAATCTAACGTGTCATTAAGCACGGCAGCAAAACGGTCTTGCTTACTTAACGCTGCTACCTGGGCATATCGGGCAACCAGTCCTTCAATTGCGGTTAAAAGCGATTTCTCTTGAGCAGTCTTTACATGTGCTTGAGCAATTGGTAAAACTGCTTTCCAAACAGCTAGAATAAAAGCAATCCCTGCAGCCAAAACGCCAGTTGATTGTAAATAGTTAAAAGTCTTAGTTAAAATTGCGAACATTATTTGGCCACCTCCTGGGTATCATTTTTTGCAAAACCATTACCAGAATCTGTTGAAGCTGCTGGTAAGGTTGGTTCACTAGATAATTCATCTGTTTTGAGTAATGCTTGAACATCCGCTTTAAATGGTGTCGGAACTTCATCAATCGTCCGGCCACCATCGGCAACATTTGCAGCAAGCAAAATTGAAACTGTACCATACTTTTTAGTTAACATTTTTAAATTCCTCCTAATGAATAAAGTGCATTAACTGTTGTAGAACCAAATAAATAACGGAACTGGACCCGATCGCAATGGTAACCACCTTCCACAAGTTCTGACGATTGATGACTTCCATCTCGTTTTTATGATTTTCACTTTTCTCGTCTCCACGGATGACGGCTTCCAAGATACGGTTGTTTTGTTCCCGCAAATATTTGTTGCTTTCATCGACACTTTTTAGCGTGTCGGTCATTTTATTGTTAAGATCAGTAATCCGACGTTCGTGATCCGATAGTTCTTTGCCATGTTTCAATAACATTTGATGATCCTGATCGCTTAGTGGCAACGGCCTCACTTCCCTTCTATTTTTGGGTAAAATAAAAGCACCTATCCAACAGATAGATGCCAATTCATATATGGGGATATATGAAATTAAATCATAAACAATAACCGAAAAGATATATTTGAGGGTAATATCTTTTAAATATGACTAGTAACCGATGTACCAGTAACCCAGCCATCGGCGTCAAGTGTTACATAGTAAATCATAAAAATATCCTTCCTTCTAAACTAAATAATCATAAGTGAAATGTGCAGCCATGGAATAATCATCCCCAGTTATTAAAAATGCATAATCCGGGTTATATGGAAGAGGATCCTCATTTGTAAGGGCTGCTCCTTTATAATTTATGCTACTTGTATGATTAGTAAAACTCGTATTATCTTTTTTAGAAATTACTTGAAAAATTCCCGAACTTGACAGTATGGAATGAACAATTTTGTTTAAATTTAAATAAGTAATTCCTACTTGGTAACTGCCTTTCGAGCTATATGGTCCAGTTCCTGTTACGTAAATAGTCTTATTAGTATCATCAACTCTATATAAAATTACTCCTTGATAAGTTTGATCGTAACCAGACATATCTAACTGAATCCAAGCCGATTTCTCAAGGCTTTTCAAATCGGCCATAGTAGCGGCCTGATTATCCCCCTTATCTTTCGAGGCGTCTTTAATAGTTGGCGCAATACTGAATGTCTGTGCAGCTGTAAATGTTTGAGCCTGACCCGTTCGTGCTAGGTCAGATGGTAAACTGCTTGCTAGTAATAACGG